TGGTTTATATTTTCTAGGTTTTTTTTTAGACATTAAGTTCCTGGGTAATAAGCTTTAGGTGTAATATGTGTACTTGAAGCTGACCCATCCTCCGCTAGTGCTCTTGCTAATTCATCTTCATAATATAATTTCATAGCTTGAACTAATTCTGGTTTATATTTTTGTGCTAAATAAAAAGCTAATCCTGATACCATACAAGGTAAAAATCTAAATGGAACATCGCTCGCATTTGTGTAATCTCCAACATCTTGAATTTTTTTTATATAATAGATATGCATATCTTTAGATGCATTTGTAGAATCTGGTGTTGGATAAACACTGACACTTACATAATCAATAAATCTTTGAACCCAATATTGAGCTGGTGTTCCTTTAGAAAGCTTGTTTGAAAAACCTGCATAAGTAGATCTATCTACTTTTGTCATTGGACTATCTGATTGAGTTGTTGCGGTTCTATTAGACCTTAATTGTCCTTCAAGAACATCTGACATTCCATAAATACCAGAAGGTGTTGAAGTGGCACTCGTGCCATCATCACTGGATCTATAAAATTTATATTCAGCTTGCCCTTCAATAAGATCAATATTTGTACTCGCTATTTCCCAATAGTGAATACCTCTATTTCCCCATTCTTGAAATAAAAGATTTAGGGTTCTTTTAGCTGTTTTAAGTTGATACCCAGCTACATTTTGTAAACCAATACGTTCGTAAGCTTCTTCTATTATTTCATCGATAGAAAAAGTTTTACCGAATGTAGCAGTACCAGAAGTAGTGTTAGCCATCTAACCTCCTAGTCGTAAACTTTAATCCATTCACAAACTACTGTGCCGGTGTCTCCATTTGAACAAGCTGGTAATGTTAAGTTAACATCTCCAGTGTATCCACTTGCTTCAGTGTTTTTTAATCCACCGAAAGTTGTATAATCAAAAGCCATTTCACCCGCTAGTGTTTGAAACACTACATCCGTTGTAGCATCCCATGCTAATCTAATAGCGTCTACTGGTGCTGTTATAGAAACGTTAAAATTAATTTTAACTAATCTAACTTTAGTACAAGCTGAGCCTACTGTTCCACCACGAGAATATTGTAGTGTAGAAACATCAACTATTTTAGTTGTGCCTCCACTTGAATCAGAAACTACATTGTAGTGAGTGATAAGTTTTTTAGTTCCATCAAATACAGTTGAATTTAATACTGTGTCTGCCATGTTTTTGTCCTCCTTTTAAAGGACGCCTGCATTACCAGGCGCCCCGAGTTAATTATTAATTACGACGCAAATACAAATGCACCAGTAGTTTGAGTAGTTTCTCTAGCTAATGATGTTGCAATGTGCCATGTACCTTTTTCATAACAAATGAAAGCTATTTGTCCAGCTGTTGTTAAAAGGTTTGTCGCTGCGTTAGCAGGTGTGAAAGTTAATAAAGTTTCACCAGATGCTGAAGTATCAAAAGTTACTTCAGATGAACCTCTTGATTCAATTACTGAACCAGTTGCATATGCATCTGAACCAGCNCAATCAAAAGATAAAGTTGCTGTTCCGCCAGTAGTGTCTTTAGACTGACAGTAAATAACAACAGTTCCTTGTGTTGCTGCAGGCAAAGTTGCTGCGCATGCCGCTGCACCTGTATAATTTACCACTGATATAGTGTCAGCCGCTAAAGTTAGCGTAGATGCTGTTGCTACATCTGAGATAGACAAACCAGTTAAGTCAGGCATACCTGAACTCATTCTAGTTGTTACTGCTCCCGTAGTTGCATTTTTAGTTGCAACCTGGAAACCTTTTTCCGAACGTACCGGTCCGTTAAACGTTGTTGAAGCCATAATTGTATCCTCCTAGTTTTTCCGAACATAGTCTCTAGGCCGTCCACTATACGGGTCTATGTTCTAATTAATTGTATAGTGATTAAATTATATATGAATTTTTAGTAGAGTGCAAGAGATCCTTACAGAAATATACGATTTCAGCGATGTGGCGTTTATCTAAGTAGCCACAGAAACTTGGGCAGCTGAACTACTGATTTTATTTTCTCTATCAGCAATTTTAGATTCTTCGAGTTTGATCTCAGTAATAATACTTTTAATTGTATTATCAATTTCAACCATGTCCAGAGTATATTTACCACTTTGCTCATACTCAGACTGCCACCTCAACTCCAAGGACCGTTTTTGTTTGTATAGGTCTTGTAACATCGACAACCTCCTCATAGGTTATTCTATTTACGGGACCATACATTCCCGTTGATTCCCATTTTATACTCTTTTCTCCTAATTTGTCAAGGATTGAGTTTTCAATAGACGTCTGATTATCTTCCGCTTCTACTTCAAAAGAAGCGTGATAGTCATAAGCCCATATTTTTACTAGGAATTTTGTCATTTTTTTATAATCTCAAGAGCTATTGAATACCTTTCTTCTGGAAAATAAGGGGGAACAGCGTGAATAAGATTAGAATCAAAAATTAATAAAGAATTTTCTAAACCCTTTTTAACTTCTACTTTGTACCCCTCTTTTTTAAACATAGTTCCTATATTAGATTTATTTTTTAAATAATAAACTATATTTTTATCACATTCGGGATGGCTATGCCAACTAATATGATCTCCATAACTAAGATTAACCCAACATTTATGTATTACATATTCTTTTATAATTGGTTTTATTTTATCTAATAATATTTTTAATTCTTTATATTCATGTAAATTAGGAAGAGATTGTAAACCAGGGTGATTAGGTCCTAAATCTTTTAAAGTTGGTTTAACAAATTTTAAAAGTTTTAATCTTTCTTTTTTTGACAAAATATTTTTATATTCTTTCATGAATCTCACCGTTTATTTCTTAAATGTGGCGGAACTGTGTCCCGCCACATAAATTAGGTTTAATTACGCACCTTCAACGCCATAGATACCTCTAGGGTCTGATACTCCAAATGAGTATCTTTCTCTAGCTTTGTATCTTACGTTGCCAGTGTCGAAATCACCTTCCATTGCAGTTGTCAATGGAGCTCTGCTGAACATTTTCATTCCGTTTGGTACATCTGTAACAATGTAAAACGAATCAGTGTCAGTTAGGTAGTTATTCACTCTATATCCTTGAGGAATCATACCCATAGACGCGATTGCGTTTATATCGTTATCAGCTGTTCCAGTTCTGCCTGCAGACTTCATAAGTCTTTCAGCGTTAAACTGGTTTTCCGAAGGAACAATCATCTTCACTCCTCTTGCTGCAACTTTAAGACCTCTCTCGTCAGTCATCTTACCGATGTCGATAAGAGATTGTTCTAACGAAGTTTCGTTAAGATCCGCCTGAGTAGTTAAGGTATTTGAAAAAGTACCTGCTACTGTAGGGTGATTTGTTGTAAACAAAGCTTTTGCATCACCTGATTTAAATGTTGCTGTTGAAGGCAAACCATTTATTAAAGGTTGTACTGCTTTTACTTGTTTAGCATTGCTCATGGATCTTGCTAAAGCTTTTGTATAACGAGAAGAAATTCTGTCATACAAGTTGTCCTCGATTGCTTCTTCAGTAATCGCGAACGCTAAAGCGATGGTCTCGTGAGTGTAACGAGCTGTGAAAGTTTCTTGTGCTTCGTCAAAAGAAACGCCTGCACCTTCACCTTTCACTTGTGCGTTTGCAAAACCACTTAACATTACTTCCTCTTCGAAAGCTCTGTCAGATGATTCTGTAGTATAAATCTCAGCATGCTGATTTTCATACCGTTTGTACTCCAGCCCAAATAGTGCATTTAGGCCTGGTTCTAGTTCTTTAACTAGCTGTGATCGTGATATTGCCATTGTCTATATGCTCCTATTATTGCCACGTGATACCAGCTGAACCAGTGTTTTGTAAGTATTGGTTAAGGTTGTGAGCAACTATAACTGAAGTATATGCTGCAGTCATATCGTTGTTGCTTGGGTCCTCAGCCGTTCTTACTAAACGCCATTGGTTTGCTGCCACGTCTACAGACGCGGTTGTTAACGTTGAACTAGATTGACCAGAAATTTCTGATCCTGCAGCTGTCACAGTTACGCCATATGTTTTACCATATCCCGCTTGTGCTACTGCACCA